GGCAGAGTGTTTCTGTTATCCCCAAGTTCGTTAATCTTGTTGTTGGTGAGATGATTAACCAAGAGTTTAGGGTTCAAGCTATTGCTATGGATGAAGGCTCTATGAAGAAGTACGACGCAGAGCGTAGGAAAATTTATGCCAATATGATGATGGCAGAATTTTCTAAGAAGTTTGAGGAGCAGACGGGTATTCCAGCGACAGATAATTCTAAGCCAGTTCCTAAAGATAAAGAGGAGGCTGATTTACTTATAGAAACAACTTTAAAACAAGCAGTAGAAGTAGCAGTAGAAGTTTGTGTTGATTTCGTTTTAAAGGCTAATAATTTTGATTCTGAAATAAAAGAGAGGTTAATTAGGGATTTAGTTGTTTTAAAGATTTGTGCTGTAAGAGAGTATTTTGACGAGAACGATGATATTAAGACAGAATATTTAGATCCAGCTAATTTAGTTCTTCCTTATTCTAATGATCCTTATTTCAGAAACGTAGAGTATAAGGGTTATATTAAGAAAATGAGCTTTCACGATTTCGTTGCTTTAGTTGGTGAGGAAATGACTGAGCAGCAGTATATTGATATTTCTAAGAAAGTTGGTGGTCAGCAGTTAGCCCCTAATACATCTTTACGTAATGAGAACGGAAGATATTATAATAACCCTTACAATGGTTATCAAAGAGCTAAGGATTTCTATATAGAGGTGTTAGAGTTTGAGTTTGAGTCAGATGATGAGTTAACTTACGAGAAGAAAAATATTACAGAAGATAAATTCTTTTTGAATAAAAAAAGAGAGGGTTACGAGCCTAAAAAGTATTCAAAAAAGAAGGAGGTTATAAAGAAGAGAAGAAAGGTTTTTTATGAAGGTCTTTGGGTTGTAGGTACTGACTATGTTTATAAGTACGGTATGCAGACCATGATGAACAGACCTAAGAAAAACGGGGCTTATTGTTCTGAGGTTAGAAGTAGATACCAGATTGTCGCTCCTAATATTTACGATGGGGAAAATAAATCACTTGTTGAGACAATGATTCCTCATGATTCTCAAATGATATTAGCTTATTTAAAGCTACAGCAAGCTATGATTAAGGCAAGACCTTCTGGTTTAGCTGTAGATGCTAGTTCATTAGAGCAGGTTTTAAAAGGTAGGGGTGAAGATTTCTTAGACCCAACAGAAATTGTTGAGATATTCGATCAGACTGGTAATTTATATTACAGAAGTGAAGATTCTGAGTTTGGTGGAATGATTAATCAGAAGCCTATCCAAGAGTTGGCTAACGGGTTAAGTCAAAGTGCTTTGTATTTTGTAGAGGTTTATAATCATAATTTGAATATGATTAGGACTATTACTGGTCTTAATGAAGCGCGCGATGGTTCTACACCTTCTAGTAAGGCTTTAGTTGGTGTTCAGAAGTTAGCTGTAAATATGAGTAGGAACTCAACTAGGCATTTGAATGAAGCTTATTTATGGGTTTATAAAGGTTTAGCTGACAGTGTTGTAATGATGTTGCAGAATAAAGCAATATTGGATAACCTGAAAGGATATGAGCTTGCTTTAGGTAAAGAGATTACAGATGTCGTTAACGTTATTAAGGATCTATCTTTAGCTGAAATAGGTGTAGAGATTGAGATACTTCCAACAGTAGAAGAGTTAGAGACTCTTAATATTTTAATTGAAAAAGCTATAACTGCTCAATCTATTGAGTTAGAGGATGCTATGGAGATTAGAGATGTAGCTAAGGTTAATATAAAGAAGGCTACACATTTATTAAAAAAGAGAAGAAAGGAAAAACAAGAACAAGATATGATGCAGAGTCAAATGGCTTCTCAGCAAAATGCTCAAGTTCAAATCCAGTCTCAGCAAGCAGCTTCTCAAGCGGAGGCTCAATTAAAGCAGATGGAACATCAGATGGATATGCAGAAGCTTCAGTTGGAGTATCAGTTAAAGATGCAGTTGGAGCAGATTAAGTATCAGAATAAAGGTATGGCAGATGCAGAGGTTGCTATGATAAATAATGATGAAAAATTAAAACAGATAAAAGCAGCTAAGGATGGAAACTTAGATGATACTTCTATCGGTGCTGGTGTAAGAGAGCCTCAGATATTTAGAGGTATGGGTGATAGTAGAAATATAGATTAATTTTTTTTATTATATATTTAGTGATAACAGTTGAATTAAATTAAAATTAAATTAAAATGGGTTTAGAAAACTATATGAAGTCTCAAGGACTAGAGGCTGTTTCAGAAGGTAGTGTAGATGATTTATCAGGACAGGATGTTGCTCCGCAAACTGATAATAATACAGTAGATGCTGCATCAAGCGAAGTTGTAGATGATTCTTCGACTAGCAATTCAGAAACAGAAGTTAGCCAAGAGCAGGGGGTTTCTAATGACGAGGGTAGCACATTTAGCTTTGAGGACACATTCAAAGATAAGTATGGTAAAACACCAGAGGAGTTAGAACAAGAGTTAAGTTCTTTGAAAGAGAAAAGTTCTAAGTTGGATAATTTCAACCCAGACTCTTTAGACAGATTAGAAAAGCTAGTATCTGGAGAGTTAACATGGGATAAGATTAAGGAGATTGCAGAAGTGCAGACCTTAGATGTAGATAAATTGTCAGACCAAGAGGCTATTGTAAGAAAGATGCAAATGCAAGATGGTTTATCTAAAGATGAAATAGATTACAAATTAGACAAATACAATAAATATTCACAAGAGGATTTTGATGATTTATCAGACTCAGAGAAGAAAGAATACAAGGCTTTGAAATCAGAGTTTAGTAGACTTGCTTCAGATAGTAAGAGTTTTTTAAATTCATTAAAGGAATCTGATGATTATAAACTTCCAGAGCTATCTAAAAAAGCAGAGGTAGATCAGGAAGAATTTAAAAAGCAGTTTGAGGCGGTTAAAAACCAATATGAGTCAGCAGTATCAGATTCATTGAAAGACTTCAATTCTATATCTGTAAACCTCGGAGAGGAAGATTTTAGTTTTGAGTTGACAGATGAAATGAAAAAGCAGGTTCAAGATTTGTCAAACAACGTTAACAATTTTCACGAAAATTTTGTCGGGGACAAAGGAGTGGAGTTTGATAAAATGTTTAACACTATCGCTAAAGGTTTATTTTTCGATCAGGCTATAAAGTCAGCAGTAGAGAGCAATAAGAACTCTGGTAAGCTGGAAGCGGTAAAGGATATGAATAACATCACTTCTAAAAGTGGTAATTCAGCACCTCGCTCTCCTCAGGATGATTTCTTAAAAGCTGCTACTGAACTTTGGAAAAAAAATACTTAATTATTAAAAATTTATTATTATGGCTATTCAATATGAAGGCGGTGGTTTTGTAAGAAGAGGTGACTATAACTGGGTTACTACTATGGACTTACATATGCCAGACATTGACTCAGAAATCACTGAGCGTTATGGAAACCAGATGTTAACTGGTATGTTATCTATGTGTGGTGCTGAAAAAGGTACTTCTGCATTAGAGTACGATCACTATGAAGAAAATAGAATTTACCCTAAGGTAAAAGCTACTAATGGTGGTGCTGGTACTGCTGGTTCTCCTGTAACTTTTACAATTGACACTTCAGCTGTTCTTTCAGTTCCTGAAAATGCAAGTCCTTACGGTGGTACTGTTTCTACAGATGTTACTGTACCAAGAGTAAATGATTTGATTTTAATCAAGCCAGCTTCAGGTGTTGTTTCTTCTCAGACTTATATCAGAGCTATTGTTACTGCTGTTGACGCTTCAGTTCCTAGTTTTGCTGCTACTCCGTTGGATTCAACAGAGTCTATTCCATCTATCGCTGCTGCTGATGAGATTGTTATCTACGGAAACGCTCACGGTGAAGGTTCTGGTCAACCAGAAGGAAGACAGACTAGATTAGAGAAGTATCAGAACAACTTACAGATTTTTAAAGAGACTTACGAGATTACTAATACCGAAAAGAACATGGTTACTTGGACTGAGTTCAAAGGTAAGGATGGTCAAATGGGTAGGTTATATCAATTAAAAGGTGAAGCAGATACTTATAAAGTATTTAAAAACGCTCAAGAATTGAATCTACTTATTGGTAAGAAGTTGAGCAACAATGCTGTTTCTAACAGTTTTGCTACTGCTGGAAATCCAGTTGCTTTGACTGAAGGTTTAATTCCTTCTATCTTACAAAGAGGTAATGTTTCTTCTTACTCTGCTGGTACAGGTTGGGATAAGTTAAAGGCTGAATCTTTAGTTAAAACTTTAGATAAGAACAAAGGGTCTAAAGAAAACATGATTTGTCCAGGTATTGAGTTATCTATTCAACTTGACAACACTTTAGCTGCTTATAAAACTGCTGGTGGTATTACTTATGGTAATTATGAATTTTCTGATGACGCAAGAGTTAATTTTGCTTTTGATAAGTTCGCTATCGCTGGTTATTCTTTCGGTAAGAAAATCTTTGAAACTTTCAATGATTTACAGTCTTTTGGAGCAGATGGTTACGGTTTTGTTAATGAAGGTATTGTTATCCCTATGGGTGAAACAAGAGATTCAAAAAGTGGAGAAAAGACTCCTTTCTTGAGACTTCGTTACTTAGCTAATCCAGAAACTGGAGAGAGAGATAGAAGATCTGAAGTAGTTGATAATTTCGCTATTACAGGTAAAGATACTTGGTCAGTTCGTTACAAAGAGTCTTTAGGACTTGAGACGTTCGCAATGAACAAGTTTGCTTACATCCTACAAGGATAATAAAAGCACAATAAATAATATAAAGAGGGGGTTTGTTTCCCCCTCTTTTTTAAATTAAATATAAATTAAAATTAAAATGGCAACTTTAAAAAAAGCACCTGTTTCTACACAGGTACAAGTGAATCAAAATGTTGTTTTCACTTTAGTCAAATCAGACAGTAGAGGTATGTATCCTCCTTTTTATGAAATCCCAGAGCAGGATGAAATCTACATGGAATATTTCGATAAAAATCTAGGGAGAGAGACTGAAGGTTTAAGAACAATTAGATATGTAAAAGGAGAACCTTCTATTTATGCTGATGAACAATCTGAAGGAGCAGATGAAAGAAGAGCGACTATTATCTTTAGAGATGGTTCTTTAGTAGTAAATTCAAGAGAAAAACAATTATTACAATATTTAGAATTAACAAATCATAATGTATCTAACCATGAGAAAGGTACAGCTATGAGAAACAAAACTCCTATTTTTAGATCTAACGCTAGTGACCATAGAGTAGGTTTAAAATTAGCTCGTCAAGAGAAAATTCTATCATTAACTCAAGCTATTAATGATTTAACAGAATATCAGATTGAAGGTTTAGCTATGACTTTAAAAGTGCCATGTGATGGAACAGAACAAGGTATAAAGGCAGCTAAATCAAGATTTATTGATATGGTTAATTACGATCCAGATAGATTTGATGCTGAGTTTAAATCAGAAAAAAGAGTATATAAAGAAAACATTAATAGATTCTTACAAGAAAATCTTTTATTGTTTAAGAAGAGAGAGCGTGTATTCTATATGAATATTGCTGGTCAAGTTAGAATTACAGATGTTCCATCATGGGAAGATCCAGTTGATTATTTAGTTGAAATCTTATTAAAAAAGACAGAGATTAAAGAGATGTATGAAACATTAGCTAAGCATTTAAAAAAGGGTAAAAAACCTACAAAAACTGTAGAAGAAAGCTCTGCTGAATATAGATTGATAGATCAGTGTATAGAAGCTGGTATTTGCAAGAAAGCTTTTGGTTCTATTATTGCTAACAATATGGGTATGTTAGGTGGTAAAGGTTCTGGTCTTAATGGTGCTATTGAGTATCTTCAGGAAGAACCAGAAGCAGCAACTCAATTAGAAACTATGCTTTCAGAGTATAAAGCAAAGCAAGATAAAGATTAAGGCTGATTTGTCCTTATGGTGTGGTAAAGATTAGAGAGGGTGTTAAATCCCTCTCTTTTTTTTTATGTATATTTATAAAAAATATGCGTAAAGATGTCGTTAACTTCAACTAATTTCAATATATCTTTTAATTTAAGTGTATCTCCTCAACCAGAGTTTATACTAACAGATGTAACAGATTATTCTGCTCAGTCTGTCGCTATAGCGGATATTACTGGTAATCTAAAGATAACAGCCCCAAGTGGTGTTGTATATAACGGTACTAATGATATTGTTGGTTCTTCTTCAAGAATTAACGGTACTACAATATTAGTTCCTTTATTGTCTGGTGGTACTCCAGAGGTTGGTTTATATAGTTTTGAATATACAGTTACTGAAGCTGGAACGGGAGATACTGCTGTTCTTACTAAGACTTTTAATTATCAGTACGCTACTCCATCTATGTCTGTTGGAGCTACGGTAGATTGTTTATCTCCTAGATTGACTGGGTCTGATAACACTAACTATTTGTCTGGCTCAGTTTCGCCATCGGATAGATTTAGTATAGCAGGTGTTGATACTGGTTCTAATTTTTTCAGTGTAGCTGGAGATAAGACTGGTTATCTTGTTGTAGGTGACACATTTAATATAATTAACTCTACTGCTAATGATGGAGAGTATACGGTAACGGGTGTTTCATATGATAAGATAAACGACCAAACAGATATAACTGTAGCTAGTATATCAAACGCTACGGTAGATGGAACATTAGTTGGTAGAAAAACAACTTTATTTTACCCAGCAGTTTTACAGATTGCAGATGTTGTTGGTTATAGTACTACGTTGCAAACTAATACTTTTTATAGTCAGACTCATGAATTTTTGTTTGAGGCTAGAAACTATTATGATTTTGGTAATGGTATTTCTGTTGTAGACTTTGTTTCTAAAGGAACGGAAGTAGATGTAGATTGTGATGTAAGGTTGTGTAGTATTTTCTGTTGTGTTAATGAGGTTTTTAATAAGTATATGTCTTATAAGAACTCAGGTAATACTAAGTTAGCTCAAATAGCTTTAGAACAATACATATTAGTAACATCTCATTTAGCTTCTTTAAGAACTGCTTTTGAATGCGGAGATGATACTGCTGTAACTAATTTAGTTAATCAAATAAAGGTAGCTGCTAATTGCACGGATGAGTGTTCTTGTAATGACGATGGTGGAGAGCCAACTCCAATTACTGGTTTAGGTGGTGCTGGTTCTGTTGTGGTTCAGTCTAGCGGTAATGGTGTTGAGGTTGCTACAAATGTTTCTGGTTCAACAACTACATACACGCTTTCTTTATCAGAATCTATTTTAAATAGTATAACTGCTGCCAGTAGCACTTCTTCTGTAAGTGGTGGAACTGGCGTTAGTGTTACGTCAACCACAGTAGGTTCTAATACAGATTATGAGGTTTCTTTAACTACGCCAGTTGTTACTCCAGAGGAGTTTATGGCATTTAATGTTAAGATAGATGTAGCTTCTGGTGTTGCGTCAGTAACGGGAAGTAATTATTCTGTACAAAATCAGAGTAATTTAAACGATTCAACAATAACTTTTTCAAACCCAGATTCTGGTGCGCCAAGTTTTTATTATTACAGATTGCGAGTTAATTCTTTTCAAAACGTACCCAACAGTTCTTATAAAGTTTTAATAACTCCTTATTTTGTTAGCACACCTCCTTTTTCAAATATAAACTCTAACTCTATATATGGCTTGTTTACTAGGTATTTAAACCCAGTGGTTACAGAGCAGAAATCAGGAGAGTTTGATATTATGTTTATAGGCGTTGGTGGTTATCCAATCCAGAGATCATCCATAAGTAATACTACTTATGACAAAATTTATTTTAACGTACAAATAATAGAGTAATATGTCAATAGCTTCAAGTTTAGCGAAATTAGGTTCAGGTGTCGGTTATATTTATTTAACTGATACTAGCGATGATATTCAGTATCAATTTATAAATGATGCTGATGGTGTAGAAAAATCTAAGAGGTTTATGCTTACTTCTTATGTTGCTAGTTCTAATGTTTCTGCTTTTTCAACAGTAGAGGTTACTTCTGCTGGTGGTAATATAACTAACCTATCCTATGATGGTGTTAGTGTTTTTGATGTGTCTAGTGCTGTTACGGGAGCTACTACGGCAGACTTAGCAGCTAATTTATCATCAGCAATTAATTCTTATGTAAGCACACCTCAGTATACAGCAACAGTTTCGGGTAGTGTAGTTACTGTTTATTTAGCATCTTCTGAAGGATCTAGTTTAAATGGTACTGTAGCAGCTTCATCTGTAACTGGAACGGCAGCTTTAACAGCTACTGATTTAGGTGGGGGTACATCGGCATCAGATGAGGTAGATTCTTTGATTGGATTAAAGATGTATATCAATCCAACAGTTGGTGCTTCAATAGATACTATAGTTGGCGCAACAGATATTACATCTGCTGTAATGCTTAAATCTTTTAACTCTCCTACTACTCAAAGAAACGTTGAAATAGTTTCTGGTGGTATAACTGTGGATAGGGATGCTTTTATAACTGTTGTTAATGTCCAGACGGAAGGTGCTATAGCAGCAGATGATTTGGAAACTATTAATTCGGGTGTGTTCTCAAGTGGAGATATTTTAATCCTAAAAGGACAAGACGCAGCTAAAGTTACTACTGTTACAGAAGGTGGTAATATTGAGTTGTCTAATAACGCAGATTTCTTAACAGGAGATAAAGATAGTGTTATTATGCTTCAGTATGATAACTCTGTATCTCCTAAGTGGTATGAAATATCAAGGTCTCCTGGTAATGTTATATCTGTTCCTACTTTTAGATCGGCTGGTATTCCTCAACCTGTTTCTGGAGTGGAGGTTTCAGCTATAACTTTAAGTGGTGCTAGTACTACTATTACACCAGGAACGGATAAAGGTGTTTGGGCTTTAACTGGAACTGGTACTTTAACTGGTAGTGTTTCTTATAGTTTAGCGCCAGGAGTTGTCGAAGGTGACACAATTACTATAAGGTTCTCTGGGGGAATAACACTAGGCGGTTTTAATCTAGTTATAGGAGGTATTACATTAAGTCAAGAGAAAGCTACTAATGGTGTTGTGGTTAAGAATGTTTGGGAAGGTTCTTCTTGGATTCCTACTGTTCTTCCTTACGTTAACAATAGAGACGTGGTAGATACAGTTCAGTTAGCTACTAAAGAAGATGATTTAGGTAATCCAGCTACCGATGGGCAAGTATTGTCTTCTACAGCAGCAGGTGTAAGGTCATGGATAGATCAACCTAATCCTTTCTTTACAGCTACAACAACAACAAGTGTTTATTCTTCTGCTGGATCGGACGAGGTTCTTATGACTAAGCAATTATCCGCTGGTAGGTTGTCCTCGATAGGTGATTTTATAGATATAGCTATTCATGGCACTACTGCTGCTAACGCTAACGCTAAGACGTTAAGATTAGATTTTGGTGGTACTGCTGTAGCTCAGAATACAGATGTAACTAATCCGAACGGAGAGGATTTTATTATTAGGTCTACAATGATGAGAATTAGTAATACTGATTTAAAAGTTAGTACATCTATAAGTTTAGGATCATCTGGTGTAGAGAATGATTACACTATAGTGTCTTCTTTAAATTTAGATGGTGTTAATTACGGTATTGACTTTGTAGCTAATGCAGTGGCTAACTCAGACGTTACAATGTATTTTACAAACGGAACAATAATTAATGTTTAATAATGAATATTAACGAGGTATACGAGTTTTTACAATATATTTCAGATAAGAATCAATCTGGAAATTTAACACCTAAGGAGTTTAATGTTTCTATGCCAAGAGCGTTAAACGAGTGGGTTATGACTCAGTATAACAATATAAATAACGTTGCTCCTAATAAGAAAGGTTGGCAAAGGAATCAAAGTGTAACGGATAAGTTAAAGTTTCTAATAGTTAGAAAGCCTTATTTCAATGTAGATAATACTGGTGTTTTGGTTTTACCAGATGATTACTTACACCTTTCTAGTATTGTGTATAAGTATAAGATAAATAAGGATGGTAACACATTTGTTAGACCTATAAATGTAGATATTGCAAGAGATAATGAGGTTGCTTCGTTTTTAGGTTCTTATATATATCAGAAAAAGATAGAGGCTAAAAAGTATGTTTTAGCTGTTATGTATGATGATTCTATTCAGTTTTATCCAGAGAATATAGGTGTTGTAGATTTTACTTATTTGAGAAAACCTGTAAATCCAGTTTGGGCTTATACTTTGCAAAATGGAAGACCAGTTTATGACCCAATCAACTCAGTAAATTTAGAAGCTCCAGAAGAGGCTGTTAATGAAATAGTAATGATGTGTGCTTCTTATTTAGGGATGAACTTAAGAGAGAATGATTTAATTCAGTATTCTGAAATGAAGCAGCAAAAAGGAGTGTAACACATTTAGTAAGATATGAGAGATACTAGATATATGATAGCTGAGCAAGCTCAGAGAATAATACAAGGTGGAACTCCTACTGCTGATTCAGAGGTTAGGTTGGATGAGCTTGTTATTTTTGTAGATCAAGCTTTTGGTCAGTTAGTGTTTAATAGTTTTTTCCAGAATAGACAAGATGGTATAAACTGGATAGATGGTACTTTTGTTTATACGTTTTTTGTAGACGTAAATTCAGACACAACTAGAAAGTATAGATACGCTAATATTCCATCTACTTATGTTAGCTTACCTTTAGGTATGGGTATAGTCCAGGTTTCAGACACTCAATCTGAAGGGGAGAGCTATATACCAGTCAACCCAAACTTTAATGCTTTAACAGATGGTTTGCTTGTTAATAATCTAGGTGGTAGAAAAGCTTATTTTGTAGAGAATACTAATCTGTATTTAATGAATTTGAAAACAGGTTTCTGTCCTGAAAAGATAATGATTAAATTAGCTGGTGGTATTCAGAACGAAGATGAATTAGATCCTAATGTGGATTTACCTTTGAATATGCAAAAGGATATAGTTGCTATGACTGTTCAGTTGTATATGGAGCAAAGAAAAAACCCACATGATGTTTTAAATGATAATAACAAAGATTAATTATGAAGTTAGAGTCAGTAGTGAGGGAGTATTTATTTGAGAACGGTAAGACGGAACATCGTTTTGCTCAAGCCTTACAGTTTGGTATTTCTTGTTTAAGAGAGTTGCATTATGATGTGACTGGAGTTCCTGTTATAAAAATACTAGATGTTAACTCTAATGATACTGTGGATTTACCAGATGATTATTTAAACTACATTAGGATAGGTTTTGTGGATTCTCTTGGTATTTTAAGAGAATTAGGTAGAAACCCTAAGATAGCATTAAATAGGACGTTAGACGCTTGCGGAGGTAGAGGAGAGAGAACAACAAATGAAGATAGTTCTGCTGGTGTTCCTTTTTATTCTGGTTCTGAATATACTGCTACTCATATTAGAAACTCAGAAGAGATAGGTAGGTTTTACGGTTTAGGTGGTGGAAATAATTCTTATGGAACATTTAGAATAGATAAGGATTATGGTCAGATTCAATTAGATTGTTATATTGGAGGTGACACAATTACTATAGAATACCTAGCAGACTTAAATAAAACTAACGGAGAGTTTGAAGTTCATCCATTCTCAATAGAAACAGTAAAAGCGTGGATAGATTGGAAGTTTAATGAAACTAATCCTAATGTTAGTTCTGGGGTAGCGGAAAGAAAAAGACAGTTATACGGAACTAACAAGAAGTTGTTAAGGTCTCGTATGGCTAGTATGAGTGTTCAAGATTTATTACAAGCGTTTAGAAAAGGAAATAAGGCATCTCCTAAATTTTAGATATGGGATACGAAAAGAGACAGTTTTTATACGGTATGGATTTCGATACCGAAGAGCGATTGATAGAGCAAGGCTTCACAAGGAAGAATGTTAATATTCGTGTTGGTAGTTCCTCAACAAGCGGAGTGTTTGCTGCTGAAAATATAGAGGGTAATGTTTTTATTCCAAACGTTGAACTTCCAACGGGAGATAATGAGGTTATAGGTAGTTATCAATTTAAGCAGAAAAACCTTGTTTATTACTTTGTTTATAACAGCGATGGTAATCACGGTATCTATGAGTATAACCATGTAGAGAGTAAGATTAAAACTGTTATGATAGCTGAGGTTTTAAATTTCAACCCAGACTATTTAATAACAGGTATAAATGTAGTAGAGTTTGATATAGATAATTATTTTCTTTATTGGACAGATAACTTTAATAGTCCGAGAAAAATAAACATAAATAAAGCAAAAGATAATTTATATGTTACTCCAATAACAGAAGATGTTATAGATGCTATTAAATATCCACCTTTATTTCCTCCTACTGCAAGTTACATTAATGATGATAGCTTTAGTAATAATTATTTAGCGGATCAGATATGGCAGTTTAAAGCAACTTATGTTTATGATGATTCTGAGGTTTCGGCTTATTCTCCTATATCTATTCAAGTGTTACCTAATTCAAGCTGTTTAAGTGATAGCCAAGGTAACACAATTAAGATAATTATCCCAAAGGGAGGAAATCTAGTAGAAAGAGTAAAGATAGCTGGTAGATTAGGAAACCTAGAAGATTTTAAATTATTAGAAGATAAGAAAGTTTCAGAATACGAGATAGACGCTAATGGAGACTATGTGTTTTATTTTAGAAACGATGGTATATATAATAGTGTTCCTTTAGTAGAGTCTAACAAGTTGTTCGACAACCTTCCACAATTAGCTAAGGCTCAGGAATACATAGAGGGTAATAGAATTACATACGCTAATATAACTGAGGGTTTTGATAATGTCGATGTCGATTATGACTTTACATTAGATTATGATACTGTAAAGGAAAACTCTAAAAATACTATAAAAGGTTATTTACGTATATCTCAGCCAAGACAAGGAGGAGATTACGCGAGTTTTCAGCCTATACATAATAACGGTGGAAGTGGTATTGTTTATGGTGGTTTTAACTCTAGTAGGTATGATGCTGATGTTGGAAAAGATTGGAAACAGCATCTTCCTTTAGGTGGTTTTGTTGTTTATTTAGCTGGAACAGATTATTACACTATTACTAAGCAGATAATTGGAAATAACGGAGGTATTCAATCTGGTACTGGTAATGTTTACGATTCTTCAACTAAATCCAAAAGAAGAAAAATAAGAAACGAGATAACAGGATCTTATGGTGGTTTTTATACTCAGTCAAGATGCTGGTCAGATTTTGAATTTAATAATATTCCAGACGGTACGTATATTTTACGTGTAGCTTCAAATTACACTACTCAAGCAGATTTAGACTCTCCATCAAGAGATTATCAGAAAACATCTACTTGCATAAACAGAATAGGTTTTAATCCTACTTTACGTTTTAATAGAACAAACGATCAAGAACTATCTATAACTGTTCAGGGTGGGCAAATCGTAGATAGGATAGAAATTGTAGTAGCGGATTTATCTTCTCCAGATTTGCTAGATAGGAATATAGCGATGTCTGGTTATTTTGTAGACCCTGAAGACCCTAGTTACGCGCCTACATCTATAGCAGATGCTTTAGGTAAAAACAGGATAGAAGGAGCTGTGTTGTTTGGTTCAGATTTTTCAAATCTTCTAGTAGCGTCATGTGACCATAATGGATTCTTTTTTGAATATAAAAACGGAGGTAATATAGAGATAGGTAACGTTATATCTGGTGTTAATTCAGATAATGATATAAAAGCTTATAATTATTTCGATACTGGAGTTCCCTCTTTGCAGAGTCCTTCTAATGGTTCTAATGGAACTAATTTTTTAGGTGTTTACGCTACTACTAGTACAGATATTACAAACTTTTCAAGAACTAATGCTGTAGTTCAAGTTCAAGATCAAAATGGAAATCCTCTAAAAGGAGTCTCTATTGTTACTACAAAGGGAACAACTGGTGTTACTGATTCTACTGGAGAGGCTTCTCTTACTTTGTACGCGCCAGGTAATGAGTTGGTAAGAACTTCAGATTTCATAATAACTAATCCAAGTTCTGTTTGTGATGTAGAATTTAATGTAACGCTTCTTACTTTTAGTGAGGCTATAAGTGTTACAAACAAAAATGACCTAACAGATCCTATTGAGTTTCAAACTGTAACTGCAACAGTATCTGACATATCTTCTCAATCAAGACTAAAAAGAGGTGGTGTTTATGAGTTTGGTATAGTTTATTATGATAGAGCTAACCGAAGCGGAACAACTCAAGTAGATTTAGATAAAGAACTCTTAGTTCCTTTTTACACAGAAGAGGTAAATGGTGTTATTCCACCGTTTTCAGCCCCGTTAGTCAATTGGGAAATAAAAAGTTTAGCTCCAAGTTGGGCTACTCATTACCAATGGGTAAGGACTAAAAATACAGCTTTAGATAATTATTTACAGTGGTATACAGATGAGGTTGGTTACTTAGATGATTCTGGTAATCCATCAAACTCATCAGACGCTACAATACTTACTTTAGATATAACGAATTTAACTTCTGAGTATAAATCTTCAAATCCAGATAGTATTTTAGTTTATGACTTTACAGTTGGAGATAGAGTTAGGTTTATAAAAGATAGTGGTTTTAATTACTTTAATGAGTATATAGACGTTAAGGTGTTAGGCTTTGACGCTGGTGTTTTAAAAGTAGAAAATTTATCTTCTCTGCCAGATGTATCAGCAGGTGTTATGTTTGAGGTTTACTCCCCTAAATTAAAAGAGGATGATAAATTATATTATGAAATAGGAGAGTGTTATGAGATTGGTGTTTTTGTAGATGCTAATAATAATGAGATTAGATTCCATAAGGGAGATATTCAAGATCAAGATCCATTAAACCCATCTTCTTCACCAGCGACAGGTGTTTTTAAAAGCGGAGATACGTATTACAGAAATAGAAGTATTAACACTCAAAGCGGATTTTATAATACATCTATAGATAGTCAGTTATTTTCAGATTTTTGGAACAGCAAGATTAGTGATATAGGTAGACCTAACATAGTTGATAAAGATTCTAAAAGAGTTAACAGACCGACTACAATTTACTACTCTGATAGATTCTTACCAGAAACAAATATAAATGGCTTAAATAGCTTCTATGACACCTCATTTGAAACGTATGATAGAAAGTATGGTTCTATTCAGAAGTTATATTCACAAGATAAGCGATTAGATTGCTTTCAAGAATTGAAGATAGGTAGTATAATGGTTGAGGAAGATGTTACATTTACTCCAGACGGCAACCCTATTATCTCTTACTCTGATAAAGTTTTATCTAAGATTAATTACTACAAGGGCGAATATGGCACACTTAATCCAGAAAGCTTTGCAGAAAACGAAGGAAGAAGATATATATTTGATATTAGAAACGGAGCTGTATTGAGGTTATCTATAGATGGTATAACACCAATCAGTGATAAAAAACTACATGATTATTTTGAAAGCAAATCTAACTTTTACTCAGCGTTTGATATTATACCTAAGGTACTTGGTGTTTACGATAAGAATTTTGATGAGTATGTTATTAGTTTCGGGAGTGTTAGTAGGGCAGAAGGTTTTACACCTGACGATCTCGCTTTGGTTTCGTCTCAAGCTCAAGTTGTAACAGAGGAGCGTAATGGTCTTACTTACACATTTACTATTCAGTACGGAGCTAACGAGCAAGGAGTTCCTACTGAATTTGAGATAGTTCGTGATTTAGCTAACGGTACTTACGTTATTACTTCTACTGCTGGAGATATAAGTTTAGATAGACAGAAGATACTATCTATTCCACCAGAAACTTTAGGTTTTAGCGAAAAGACAAATCATTGGACTTCTTTCTATACTTATTATCCAGAGGATATGTGTAGAGTAGGTTTAGACTTTTTAAGTTTTAGAAACGGACAAGCGTACTTGCACAATTACGGAGATAGAAACAGCTTCTACGGAGAGAACAGTTCATCTGAAGTATGGGTAGTGTTTAATCAGAATCCGAGTAACAACAAAGTGTTCCAAGCGTTAAGTCAAGAATCTACATCTGTTTGGGAGGCTTATGAGATTGTAACTCAGAATGGTCAGAAAACTAACTTGATAGTAGATGATTTTAGAGTTCCTGTTGGTAATCCAGGAGATTATTTAACTAGTATAGAGAATATTCATTACGCTGCTTTATGGCAGGATGAGAACACTCCTAATGTGTCTATTCCTTTGTTAGAGGGTGACTCAATGAGGGATGTTAGTATAATGGTTAAGTTGTTAAATGGTTCAACAGAATATGAGCGATTGTTTGCTGTTAATATGAATTATTCATTATCAGCACGTTCAAATAGATAATTTTTTATAAATTAGTATAAATTAATAAGTTATGATTACAG